AAATGGTTACTAAAGCATTGGAAGAGCTTCCTTCTCCTCGTAGGGCTCCTCCAACTGTTGAGAATAATGTAAGTTCCTTCGTACATCATGGGCCTAACGATATGGAAGTTGAGTTAGAAAATATCTTCAGGAAACCAACAAATGCACAACCTGAACGTATGGAAGTGGACAAACCTGAACCTTACACCTCAGATCATATGGAAATTGATGCAACAGCTCCTAAATTTATGCCAACTGATTTGGAGGCTCATATTGATTACGCTTATTACACTGACGTAGGAAAAGCTAAAGATAGTGAGATAATGTTCCAAGTTAGTAAAACAGCTTACAGGAAAACTCCAATGTATGGATTATTTCCAGTAACTCATGAGCATTCAGTAGCTTCTGCATATGATAAAAGATTATCACCTGAAGTGGCCTATTCGTTTGATCACAATCTAATGTCAAAAACTAATAGTCCTGGAATTACCATTGAAAGTTTTCCATCAACTCATAAAATACTTATTCGTAATAGATTATTAGAGATTTGGAAAGACAAAAGGGTTTTAGTTCCAGGACGGGTTTTAACGATAGATCAAGCAGTAAATGGAATAAATTTTGGTGAGAATGAGATTTGGACACGGGATTTAGGATTAGTCATGAATAAATCAGCTGGTCCTGTTTATAATAAAATAGGAAAACATAAATATCCACATTTTACATTTGTTGAATATCCAGATGGTTCTAGAGATTACACCCCTAAAGATTATTTATTAGAAAGGATTAATAGTAGGATAGACATGGCAAAAGATTTTAGAGTTCCTAGTGATAGTTTGTGTGGTGATTCAATTAAAGATGAATTACGTAAATTAGATAAGGTTAAATCTGGAGCATCTAGATTAGTTAATTTTTTCCAATTAGATTTTATGATTGTTTTTGGTATGTATTTTGGTGCATTTAGGGCCATGTTTTCCGATCCTCAGAATGTGGGTACAAGATTATTTTCAGCTTTAGGTGTTGACCCAAGAACAATATTCCCTGTTATAGGAAGAGATTTAAGAGATTCAAGACATCTTTTTGGTATTGATTATACAGCTTATGATTCTTCCATACCTGGAGGTTTACATGAATTTATGGTTAGTGTAATAAATGCATGGTATTTATCACATGGGGACTCAGAGATTAACTGCAGGATAAGAGAAGTTTTGTGGTGGGAATGTGTTCATACAAAGCATGTTTATAAGGATATGGTTTATACAGATCATCATGGTTTACCATCCGGAGTCCCCTGTGGTTTCACTACCATTAGCAATATTTTAATAAATACAATATTAGTTTCCATCACCCTTTTAAGATTAGATATACCATTAGGTTTCTTTGGTACCACTATTCAAGCATTATTTATGGGTGATGATAATTTGATTTGGGTTAGGGAGGATGCCCCTAAAGTAAATGAACTTACAGATAAGTTCAGTCGTATAGCAGTTGCAAGAACTGCTTTATCATTCGGAATGAAAGCTACCATGCCAGATAAGTCAACTGATTTAACACCATATGACTCATTCCAAGATATAACATTTTTGAAATCTCACTTTAGAGATACAATAATCCCTGGTTATTATTTACCCGCCATGGATAAGGCTACTATTTATAGTATGCTTACATATTACAAACCAAAGGGTAATGCAATTGATGTTAACCAATTAATAGTTAACATATCACAGGCACTGGATTTCGCAGTTCCATGGGGAGATTCATTTTATGATGAGCTCATGGCGGCATTAAAAGAAGACGAGCAACTGGCCAGTATACTGTCACAGGATCAGAGGGATGAACTTTTCATACCTTTAATCGTGCGCTTCTATAGGGTTTTCCAATAGGGGCAATAGAATTTAATTTTGTTTTATTCGGC